CGAAAATGTAAAAATTGAAACCGGTTACTCCCAAACGATTCCTTTTAATCGTTCTCCTATTGACTTGCTCGAAGAAATGCAAGATAACGTAGCAAGTATTGTTATTGACGAAGCAAAATCTTTAAAACGATTATTAAAACGTAAAAGAAAATGACTAATGACATTTTTGGATTAGCAAAACAATTAGTACCAACTGGAACTGAAGAAGATTCTCCGTTTCCAAATTGTACGGATGCTGATATTTGGTGTGATGGGTTTATTTCTGCTTTTGATATTATAACCGAAGAAATAAGTACCCATAAAGCATTATTAGAAAGCCTATTAATAAATAGTATCTGTAAAACTAAAAAAATTAATATAAATGAATTACGAAAAAGATATTCGTATTGACGAAACTGCCCTTGACGTTGAGTGGCTGGAACAGGCAGAACTTGCCGTTAAGTATGGCAGGTATTGGTCAGCTTGTAAGGATAAGGTTACACGGGCAGAAGAATACATTAAATTGATTCGTTCCCAACTTATCGCAGAAGCTAACGATGATCCGGTTAAATGCTGTAATAAGGAAAAACCTAACGCAGCAGATATTGAAGCCTATTACCGTCGTGATAAACGTCATATTAAGGCAAAAGAAGAATGGTTGGATGCCTTAAAGGAATGTAATGATGCTGAAATTGTAAAGAATGAAATTTCCTTTACTCGTAAGGCGGCATTGGAAAATCTTGTAATATTACACGGTCAGCAATATTTTGCAGGACCATCGGTAGCAAGGAATTTAAGTAAAGAAAGAGAATTGAAACAAGCAAAAAGACAAGAAATTAACACACGTGTTCGTTTAAATAGAAGTTAACTTTTAATTTAATTTAATTATGAAAAAAAGTAAGAGTAGTTTTCGTGGAAAAACCCGTAAAAATGCCGATGCACGTAAGCGTGGTTCGTCGTTTTCGTACTTAAAGTTACCGGAAGGGGTTGAAGTTTTCAAACCCGAACCCGATACAAGAGTTGATATGGATATTATGCCATACACCGTTACCGACAAAAAACACCCTGATCGTGACCCCGATCTTGAAATTGCAACTCCCGGAACACTTTGGTACAAACGCCCGTTTAAAACTCACCGTAGTATCGGAGCAGAACCACGTAGTTACGTATGCCCAACTACCTTTGGTAAGAAATGCCCTATCTGTGAGTACCGTGAAAAACTTCGTAAGTCTGACGGTGACGATGCCGAAATTAAAGCATTAGGTACAAGCGACCGTAATCTTTACGCTATTATCGTACACGATAAAAAGAAGGGTGGCAAAAACAAACTTTATTTATTTGATTTTTCAGACTTTCTGTTCCAGGAAAAGTTTGAAGAACAACTTTCAGACGACGAAAAGTTTGAAACTTTTCCCGACCATACCGAAGGGTTTACGTTGCGTGTAAGGTTTGTTGAAAACAGTTTTGGAGGTAACAAATTTCCGGAACCTTCAAGGTTTGACTTTGTTGACCGTGTAGAACAATATACGGATAAGATTCTTGATAAGATTCCTAATCTTGACGAGTGTCTTGAAGTACTTTCTTATGAAGATTTAAAGGCTAAGTTTCTTGAAACTGTTGCAGAAGATGATGACGATGATGATGAGGATGAAAAGCCTAAATCAAAACGTAACGTAAAAAGCAAACCTGTAAAAGACGACGATGATGACGACGAGGAAGAAGATGATGAAGATGAGGATGATGATACGGAGGAAGATACGGATACTGACGAGGATACTGACGAGAATGATGATGAAGAAGATAACGAGGATGAGGATGAGGACGATGAAGAACCCGAACCTACTCCTGTAAGGAAACGTAAATCCAAAGTACCGGAAAAACCTGTTAAGGGTGGTGCTAAAAAAGAATTGGACTGCCCGTTCGATCATAAGTTTGGCAAGGATACCAACAAGTATGATGATTGCGACGATTGCGAAGTCTGGAATGAATGTTATGCAAAGAAAAAGGCTAAGTAATGGCTATTATTAAAAAACAACGTAATCCTGAAGGAACAAAGGAAGTTACTTTCATTGGTATTTTAGTACCAAAGGAGGTATCTTCCTTCCTTTTGCTTTATACACTTGCAGAAGGTGTAACAAAAACAAGCGTGATACTTGACCTTTTACAACAATGGAAAAATAAACGTACTGAAACAGAAAGTGATTTTATAGAACGAATAGTTGCAAAATCGTTATACGAATGGCATCATTACCCGTTTAGGAAAACAACGTTTTACGCTTTTTGTCATAGGTTACGGCTTGAATTTAAAAATGCCAAACTTGAACAGCGAATCATTGATATAATTATTAAAAAATTAATAAATGAAAAGAATTCGGAAAAGTGAACCAGACTTAAATGAACAAATTAAACGCCATGCTACCACACCGGCTAAAAAGAAACGTAAGTATGACGGTAATATGGCTAACGTTATCAGTACGGGTAGCACGTTGCTTGACCTTGCCATTAGTGGTGGACGTGTGCGTGGTGGTGGCATTCCGGGCGGTATTCTTGTAGAAATATTCGGGCCATCAGGGGCAGGAAAAACAGTTCTATTATCCGAAATTGCAGGGGCTATTCAACGTAAAGGTGGTGATATAATGTTTCACGACCCGGAAGCACGGTTAAACAAACAATTCGCACAAATGTTTGACGTAAATATTGAAGAAATCAACTATACCACGCCCGATACCGTAACCGAAGTGTTTAAATCAGTCCGTGCTTGGGAACCAAAAGGTACTACTATTAACGGTGTAATGGCTGATTCCCTTGCTGCCCTGTCAACCGATATGGAAATGGAAAACAAAGACGGTGATAAAATGGGAATGCGTCGTGCCAAAGAGTTTAGTGAAGAATTACGTCGTACTTGCCGAATACTTACCAAAAATAACCTGCTAATGGTATGTAGTAATCAGGTACGTGTAAATATGGATGCCGGAATGTACGGACAAAAGTACACAACTCCCGGTGGTGAAGCCGTAGGCTTTTATTCTTCCTTACGATTGCGTATGACAAAACCTGAAAAAATCAGTATCAAAGAAAAGATTGCAGGTAAGGAAGTTAAACGTATAATCGGGGTACGTACCGATGTTGAAGTATTCAAATCTTCGATTTGGAAGCCTTACCATACGGCTTCGGTTACAATTCTTTTCGACTACGGAATAGACGATATACGTGAGAATCTGCAATTTATCAAGGATTTTACTAAAAATACAATGTACACCGTCGGTGGTGAAAGCCTTGGTATATCAATGGAAAGTTCTATTGCTAAAGTTGAAGCCAATAATCTTGAAGATAAATTACGAAACGAGGTAATTGACCTTTGGGAAGAAATTGAAAGTAAATTTGAAACAGAACGTAAACCAAAACAAAGATGACAAAAAATGATGCGCAACTAATCAAGGACGCCAATCATTTGTATTGTGTAGATTGGTATTTGGCAGAACAGATGGCTAAAAAAGCAGACACCGAAGAAGCCAAAAAACAATTACAAGACATTGCAAAACGATTATATCATAAGGAAGAATATTTAGCAGACTTGTTATGAAAAAGCAAATTTTTGATTTACGGTCTAATATGCGAACCTTTACCCATAAGTTTTATAATGGTTGGACACCACAGGATTTTATGGATGAATACCTTAAAATTGTATCACACACGAGCACGTTGACTAAATCACAAAGGGAAACTGTCATTAAATATGTAAAACATCATGCGGATAAGAACGAATAAACACCTAACCGTACTAACCAATGATCCTTCGTTTACGGCTTGGGGTTACGCCATTATTAAGGATAGCAAAATTATTGATTCGGGTTGTATTAAAACTGCACCTGAAAATAAAAAATCACGGATACGTAAATCAGACGATACCGTTCGACGTATTAGCGAAATAAATAAAATCTTACTTGGGTTAATACGTACTCACGGAGTAGATTTTATCCTTTCGGAAGCACCACACGGTAGCCAAAATGCTTCCGCTGCGGTTATGATCGGTATCGTGGCAGGTATGGTACAAACTATTTCCGATACTTTGGAAATACCCGTAGAATGGTATTCCGAAATGGATTCTAAAAAATTTGTATTAGGTAAAAAAGCAGCCGTAAAATCAGAAATGATTGAAGCTATTAAAAAACTGTACGACGTACCTTGGAAGAATATTAAATATAGTGACGAAGCCGTAGCCGATGCTATTGCGGTTTATCATACGGCTTGTGGACTTTCACCAACTTTAAAACTATTGAAATAAAATGGCAATAGACAAAGAAATAGAAAGATTCCAACATTATGTAGCAACCGTGTTTGGAAATATGACTATTGAATACGTATATGAAGATAACTTAAAAACAGACAAAATGAGAACGCCAGAAGAATTAAGGATTGATTACGTAAAGAATTCCGGTAATTGGTTAAAATGGATTAAAGAGGTTCAAGACGAAGCGTGGAACGCTGCACTTGACAGGTTTCAATTACACTTTACAGCAAGAGTAACATCAGCTATGCTTGATTCTGAAATAGAAGAAATAATTAATCAAATTAAACGTTAAAAATGTACCATATCAAAGAAGGTTCTAAAACACTTTGCGGTAAAAAGGTTGATAAATCAATCAGTACGATTAGTTCAAACTCGGCAAGTAGGGCTACTTTATCGAATTGCTGTCCTTTATGTAAGGCAAAATATATTGAACAATTACAACATTTTACCCAAATTAAAGAAGAAAAAGATGGATGATGAATATATTTTAGAACGCCTTAAAAAATGGGTTCCTTTATTTTATGGTAAGGAAAATGCTCAATACGCTTTTTCCAAGAAAAAAGGTGACTATTTTTATTTTGGTTACGAAAACGGTGACGATTTTGTAACCAATAAAGTAACTAAACCCGTAGCAATTTTCCTGACGATAGGTTATACTTCGTTTCATAATTTCCTTGTAAAAGAGAATTTTGACACTACTACGTTACAACCTGTAAAACGTGTAAGAACAAAATAAGTATGAAAGCAAACTACTTAATTATTATGACAAACGGTAGATTATTTTTAGCAAATAAACTACTTGATAAACGACAGGAAGGCGTTTTTACAGTATTTAAAACCGTGCGTCTTAAAGATATGCGTGTAATTAAACCCGGACAATCCGAAACAGAAGGTATTCCCGTTTGGGATGAGTATATTAAAATATTTCCTGTAAAATGATTACAAAAAATAAACGTAAAGCAGGTTATTATTGGGTTAAAACCAAACGTACAAAAGTTTGGATGATTGCCCGTTGGTGGCCTAATTTAAACGGTGGCAAAGGTTTTTGGGATACTATGCGTACCATAGAAAACGATATACGGGAAGGTTTTAGCGA